ACATAGACAAAACTCAACTGGTGATCCAAAAGAAAGTTGTGGTCCTTTAATGTGGTTAGCTTGGGGTGGTGATGAAGGAGTTGCTTGGGCTCAAAGAAAACTTAAGCAGATAGATACGGCTTTAAAATCATCAGCATATCAAACACTTATAAATCTATCAAGTGAAAAGTTTATAGTTGAGCCAAAAAGTGGTGAGACTAAAGATGAGTTTATCGGTAGATGTATAGGAGTAGAAGTTAGTAGTGGTTATGATGCAGATCAAGCAACAGCTATATGTATATCAAAGTGGTTCGAGACATTTAGTAGTATTGAGGATAGAATAGAGCAACTAAGAGTTGAGGAGCAAAAAGAGTACGATTCTGTTGATCCAGAAGACAAAGTAAAGATAAAGGAAATTTATGATAGATATGATAAGTTGATTACTCCGTTGTTAGAAATGATATAAAAAATAATCCTAACAAAATGACACAATTTTATATTTATAGTATAAACTAAAAAATAATAAACAAAAATGGATTTTAAATATGAAGCACTTAATCTTTTGAAAACACTTTTCACTAAGCAAGTTTTTAAAGATGCGAAATTACAGGATGGTACAATTGTATCAGCTGAGGCTTTTGAGCCAGGACAAGCGTTAATGATAATTGACGAAGCAGGTAATAAAACACCAGCACCAGATGGCGAGCATATTCTAGAAGATGGAACTTGTGTTTATGTGACAGGTGGATTAATTGATAGACTTGAAAAGCTTGAAACTGAAGATGGTATTGAAGAAGAAGTGACTATTGAGGAACTCGCTATTGACACTGCTGATATAGCACCACTTGTTGAAGAAGTTGAAACTGAAGATGAGATGGCTTATTTAAGAACAATGTGTGAGGAAATGATGAATAAAATCGGAATTATGGAAGAAGAGATGGGTAAGATGAAGATGTCAAAGCAGGAAACTGATGAGATATTCAAGAACGGCATTATTGAGTTGTCGGACAACTTTTCTAAAATACCAGGTTCGGAGAAAACAACTATCACACCAGGTGACTTTGAGTCTAAATTCACTAAAGTATCAAAAGTAGGAAAGAAAGATTCTATCATTGACTGGATCTCTAAAAATAATAAATCTTAACAGATTAAAAAAATAAAATAAAAATAAAATGGCTTTAAATTTAAGTTCTTTAACTAAATACACGGACCAACTTGCTACAGATCTAATCTATAAGGCAATTTTGGCTGGTAGAACATTTACGACTGGTGTGAGTATTCAAACTAACATCAAGTATGCTGACGCATTAAACCTTATGACAAGTAATCTTATCGGTATAGCTGGTGGATCTTGTGGTTATAGTGCAACTGGTTCTGTGACCCTTTCACAGAGAGACTTACAGGTGTGTCCTATCACCGTATTTGAAAATAATTGTCTTAACGACCTAGAACAATACTGGGCAGGAAAGCTGATGAAGGCAGGTTCGTATAACGAAGTTTTACCTTTTGAAGTGACTTACACAGAGGAAAAAGTTGCTAAGATACAAGCTTTGATTGAAGACCTTTTCTGGTTAGGATCAAAGAATGGTAACAACACAGGAGCTGGTTCAACAACTGGTAATCAAACACTATGTGATGGTATTATGGACGTATTACAATTTACATCTGCAACTGCATCTGTATTAATTGCTGGTTCAACTTTCTCTGGTTTCACAAAAGCAGATTCTATTGATATCATTGATAGAGTAATCAGCACGGTAACAACTAGTGCATCGGATATTCTAGGTCAGCCAGATCTAAACATCTACATCTCTTACGGAAACTTTAACACTTTAACACAAGCGTTAAGAGAGAAAAATTACTTTCATTACGATGCAAATCAAGGTGATTACAGAATTAACGGGTACTTAGGTACTAACTTTAACGTAATCGCAGTTAGAGGTCTAAATGGTTCAAACAAAGTTGTTTGCTCTTATGCAGCTAACTTCTACTATGGAGTAGATTTGGAAAATGACTTTGAAACTTTTGAGATGTGGTATGAGAGATTCCAAGACTTAGTTTATTTTAGAAGTAAGTTTAAAATGGGAGCTCAGGTTGCTTTTCCAGAACAAGTAGTACTTTACAAAGGATAGATATGATAAGAAAGTGGGGCTATGTCAGCCCCGCTATTCTTTAAGATAAAAAGACACAAAAAATTAAAAAAACATAAATGGCTTGTATATTAAACACAGGATACACGATTGGTTGTAGAGACAACACTGGTGGAGTTCAAACATTAGCTATTGGACCGTGGGAAATTGGTACAACATATTCCTACTCAATAGACGGTGAGATACTTACGTCATCACAAACATCTGCGTCGTTTTATGAATTTGAGCAATATACGGAACAAGCATCAGCTACTGGTGAGGTAACGGCTAACAACGAATTCGGAACTATATTCAACACTCAAACATTGACTTTCATTATGGAGAAGATGGATGCTCCTACAAGAGCTAAGTTTTTAATCCTTACACAAGGTAGGTTTAGAATTTTGATTCTAACTCAAAATGGAGAGTGGTTATTGATGGGTAGATTAAACGGAGCAAGACTTTCAGCTGGAACAAACGGACCAGGAAAAGCATTTGGTGATATGGCAGGATTCACAGGAACACTCACAGCAGTTGAACCAGAACCAGTACATATTATTGATGAAACAGAAGCGTTAAGATTAATCGCATAATTAAATTTCATATTTCTAAGATAAAAGACCCTCCATAATAAGAGGGTTTTTTATTTTAAAAACATTTTAGTATAAAATTATATTTATAGTATGATACATTTAGGATATTTAGGAACAGCATCAGCAATTTTAAGGCTGACTAAAGTAGCAACATTGTTGAATCCGTTTTATATTTTTCAAATTATAAACGAGCAGTCAAAAGTTAATACACTTTTCACAGCAGACAACATATCACCAGAGACTTTGATATACGATGAGTTTATATTAGTATCAACTACACAATCGGCTGGTTTAACTCAAGGGATTATAAACAATCTACCAGGAGTCTATCAGTATAATATATATGAGACATTGTATCAGTATGATCTTAACATAGCATCAGCATCTTATCTAAGAAGTGGTGAGTTAGTTATATCAGGACCAAATGATTTTTCTTATAAATCTTTCACTCAGTCGGATTTTAATACGACTAGTGTCTTTGATATAAATGACTATTAAAAATAAAATATAAATATGGAAGCAAGAATTGATGAGAGTGGAGAGCCAACTAAAATTAGTTTTTCAGTTGTTAATCTAAATAACGAGATTGAAGTACCAGTTGTTAAGGAAACATCTAGAAAGCAGTGGATAGAGTTCGGAGATGACAATATGTTTTTTGAGTACTTGATTAACATATTCACTGAAAGGTCTATAACACATAGAGCTATCACGGATAGAAAAATTGATATGATATCAGCAAATGGATTCCAATTGACTGGATTAGAGTCGGACGCCTTTAAGGAGTTTTTGAAAAATCCTTTTGACGAGGACATCCTTGAAGATGTGACTAAAAAGATTACGATGGATTATGAAGTGACTGATAGTTTTTCATTAGGAATTGTATGGAGTGCTGATGGTACTAAAATCGCACAGATATATCATATACCTATTCAGTCATTGAGATATGATAAGGAGTTTTACACATCTAAAAAAGAGCAGTACTTTTGGATGGCAGAGGACTGGTCCTCTATCGGATTGAGAAGATGTCCGCCAGTTAAGATACAGGCTTTTTCAACAGAGTATAAAAAAGAAAAGACACAGGTTTTATATTATAAGAAGTATTCTATCGGTAATAAGTGGTATTCTGTACCGAAGTATTATGGGTCTTTAAACTGGTTTATATCGGAGTATGAGATAGCTCACTTTCATAAAAACTCTATTATGAACGGATTCTCAGCAGGATTTTTACTATCATTTAATAGTGGAGTACCGACACCTGAGGAGATGAAAAGAGCTTATAGAGAGATACAGGACAAATTTACTGGACCAAACGGAGCAGGAAAGTTTATACTTGCTTTCAGTAATGGTACGGATCAAAAGCCTGAGCTGACTAAGATTGACTTAAACGATAGTGATAAACGATATACTGAGTTAAATGACTTGATACGTCAAAACATTTTTGTGGCTCATAACGTCATTAATCCGATGTTATATGGAGTATTTGTATCAGGTCAGTTAGGTGGTAGATTAGAGCTTGAAGATAGTTTAGGTATATATCAGGCAGTTTATATAGGTTATAGACAGCGTGATATTGAAAGTGTTTTAAATAAGCTTGCTAAAATCAATGGCTTGATTGAGCCTTTGATATTAAAAAAATATACTTTATAAAATGATATACTCAGCGTTTATTACGGTTAAGTATCTAAAAGATAATTCACCTATTTTACAATATGTTAATGAGGATGAGTTGGCTGTTTATATCAAGCCGGCTCAGGATACTTATATTCAAAGATGTTTAGGAACAAAGTTTTACTATTCACTTATGGATAAGATTAGTACGACATCTTTGAATGTAGATGAGATAGACCTTATAACTGCTTATATTCAGCCGGCTTTAACTTGGTGGGCTACTATGGAGTTTGCTTTATATGCTAATTATAAATTTACTAATAAGGCCATATCAAAGCAGAATTCGGACAACTCTAATCCGTCGGACTTGGCTGAGGTTAATTACTTGACATCTAGTATAAGACATAAGGCTCAGTATTTTACTGATAGATTGACTAAGCACCTGATGGGTATGACGACGACTTTTCCTGAGTATTTAGAGTTTTATACAAACACTTTTGAGAATATACCATCGTCAAGACAAAATTACTTTTGGGGTATTTATGTACCTGGTGGTAGGTTTGACGACCCACAGAATTGTGATGGATTTGGAGCTAATCCAGGTAATGGTATTCCGTTATTGTAAAAATAAACTTAATTTA